GCTCCTCGGCATAGCCGGGCCGGGTCAGGTCGAACCGGCACCGCCCGTCCCCCAGCACCGCCGAGCAGCGGGCGTGATAGATCAGCCCCTGCGGCTGGTTCAGCCCCTCGGCCAGGCCCCGCAGCTCGGCATTGAAGCCCCCGCCCCGGCGCACGACCTCGCCCATCGTGCCGCGGAACTGCAACGCGCGCACCGCGACATCGGCCCAGTTGACCAGCCAGCCCCTGACCTCCGCGCCGTCATAGCGCCCGGCCAGTATGTCCTCCTCGGTGATCGCCTCAGACGTCAACGCCCCGAAGGCCTCGGTATTGTCGACCGCAAGCCCGGTCGACTGCTGGATCGCCTTCGCCGTCAACCCCGACCCGGCCCGGAAGGTGATCCCCTCGAACCCCAGGTCGCGGTCGTGGTCGGTGAAGCCCAGCACCGCGCCGTCCTTCCGCGCCACCGCGAAGCAGCGCGCCAGCTTCGTCACGCCGCCGGCCAGATGGTCCTTCAGCGCCTGCGGATAGCCCGTCACAGCCGCACCTCCACCACCGGCACCTGCGGCACGTCTCCCGCCTGGAACGAGGCGACCGAGACCTGGATGCGGTCGGTGTCGAACCGCACCGGCACGTCGAACTCGAACCCCGCGGTGACCCGCTCGCCCACCGCCGGCGGGCTGGCGAAGGTCACCACGCCCGTCGCGGCATCGACCGCCCAGTGCACGCCCTCCTGCACCTCGTCGCCCTGGAGCCCGATCCGCACCGTCCCCGCCACCGGCTTGCGGATCACCCGCACCTGCGACCCCGGACCCGAGGCATAGGTCTTCACCAGTTGGAAGTCCGCCGTCACCCCGTCGCCCACCCCGATCGGCTGGTCGTCGTAGGCCACCGGCGCCGAAGGGCGAGAGGACTTGTAGTCGGCCCAGTCCTTCCAGCGGAACCCGCAAAGCTGGCCCTGCCGCGCCTCGAAGAAGGCGATCAGCCCGGCAATGTCGTCGAGGCTCCTGAGCCCCACGCCGGCGTCATAGCGTCGCCGCGCCTCCGCCCAGGGGGTGTTGCGCTCCTCGAACCCGTTGGTCAGCGCCACCACCTCGGTGCGCCGCTCGGGGCCCCCGACCGACCCGAAGCTCAGGTTGGCCGGGAACCGCACCTCGTGAAATCCCATGTCGCGCTCCTCACCGGTTCCTGTCGCCGCGCGCCAGCGCCCGCGCCATCTGCGCGGCGATCTGGCTCTGGCTGCGGGCAAAGCCCTGCACGTCCGGCGTCGTGATGTTCAGCACGATGCTCACCGGCCGCCCGCCGCCCTGCGCCTGCACCCCGAGCCGCCCGTCGGCACCGCGCGCCAGCGGCATGATCGCCTCCGGCCCCGCCTCGCCCATCAGCCCGCGCCCGTTCCGCATCGGGAACGTGGTCGGCGCCGACACCATGCCGCCGCGGGCAAAGGGCATCACCCGGCCCTGGGCGAAGCTCCCCCCCCTCCCGAAGGGAAAGAGCCCGCCCAGAAGCCCGTTCATGCCGCCCGCGATGGCACCGCCCAGCGCCTCCTGCACCGGCTTCATCGCCACGTTGTAGACGCTCGCCGCCATCGACTGCGCCACCTGCCGCAGCGCGTCCGACAGCTTCATCCCGTCGAACACCAGCCCGTCGAAGGCGCGCCGCAGACCGCCGCCGATGCTCTTCGACAGCGTGTTCACCTCGCGCCCGGTGAAGACCATGCTCTCCCGCATCCGGCCGAGTTCCGCGTCGAACGCAGCCGCCATCGCCTGCGCCCCGCCAAGGCTCGTCTCGAGCGCGGCCGCCTGCGCCGCCAGCCCGTCGATGCCCCCCGCCCCGTCCAGTCCGTCCGTCACCGCCATGTCCGTCATCCTCCGTCCGTTCGGGCGCCCTCGTCGGGCCAGGCCCGCGCCAGTTCCGCCAGCCGCGCCCGGTCCAAGGGCGCCACCGCCTGCGGGTCGCCCAGCATCAGCACCAGCTCCGCCGGCGTCAGCCGCCAGAACTCCGCCGGCGTCAGCCCCAGCCGGCCGAGCCCCGCCCGCATCAGCCCCGGCCAGTCGAGCCCCCTCATCCCGCCTCCGGCACCGTGAAGGCCCGCGCCAGAAGCGCCGCCGCCGCCCGTGCCGCGGCCACCGGCCCGCCGCCGATCTCGACGCTGAGAAGGTCGGCCGCGGTTCCCTGCCAGCCGCCGCCGCGCAACCCCGCGACGACCAGCAAAAGCACGTCGCGGGTGGAGAAGCGCCCCCCCTCGAACCGCTCCACCAGTTCGATCAGCGTGCCGGTCCCCAGCCCCGCCTCCAGCTCTGCCAGCGCGCCGAGCGTCAGCTTCGCCACATGGCGCTGCCCGTCGAGCACCAGCTCGACCTCCCCCGCCCAAGGGTTCGCCATCAGATCGCCGTGAAGCCCAGCGCGCCGGCCGAAGCGAGCGAAAGCTCGTAGGTCGCCTCGCCGTTGTAGCTGCCGGCATATTCGATCGCGGTGATCTGGAACGGCCCCTCGACGATGCCGAAATCGGGGATGATCACCTGGAACCGCTCCACCGTGCCGGCAAAGAAGATCTGCCGCGCCCGGTCGTCGGTGGCGCTGTCGACGAAGACGCCGGAGCCCGAGACGGCGGCCGACCGCACGCCGGCCCCGCCCAGAAGCTCGCGCCAGCCGCCCTGGCTCTCGAGGCTGGTCACATCGACCGTCTCGGCGTTGAAGCTGATCCGCGTGGCCCTGAGCCCGGCGATCGTGGTGAACTGCCCGCCCCCCGTCAGGTCGAGCTTGACCAGAAGGTCCTTGCCGTTCTGCGCAGCCATGTCCATTCTCCGATTTCTGCTGGAAACGAGGCAGCCCGCGACAAGCCGGCGCCCGCATATGTTCGATAGTGTAAAGCCGGAATCAGTCCTCGGTCCGGGCCCGGAAGGTCAGGTCGATCCGCCGCGCGTCGGCCTTCTCGACCCGCCGCGCGCGCGCCTTCAGGAACCACAGGCCCACCAGCCGCCCGCGGCCGAGGACCAGTGTCGCCCCGGTCAGCGCGTCCGACACCGCCGCCGCCACCGCCTTGGCGGCCTGGAAACCCGCCTGATCTGTCACGACCGACACGGTGAACTCGTGGAACGCGCCCCGCCCCACCTGGTCGGAGGCATCGCGCACATCCTCCGGGCCGATCGACACATAGGTGCCCGTCACCGTCCCAGGCGGCACCGAATCATAGATCGCCCCCCCGACCAGCGCATCGACCGCGCTGTCGGCCATCAGCCGCTGGTAGATCGCCGCCTGCAACGCGGCCGCCGTCCCGTAGCTCATGCCGGAACCTCCTCCTGCGCGAAACAGGTCAGGTAATGCCCGTCCGCATCCGCCTCGGTCACCGCGGTGATGCGGAAGACCCGCGTGCCCTCGCGGAATCGCTGCTCCGGCCGCGGCCGCGACGGCGCCCCCGGCGGCGCCGCGCGCACGGTGATCCGGCAGGGCAGCGACGACAGCGTGACGAACTCGCCCGCCCGCTCGCTCCCCGTCCCCGCCTCGATCCGCCCCCAGAGCGTGCCGCGCGCCACCCAGCTCAGCCGGTGGCCGCCGCTCCCGTCCGGCACACGGGCGGCCTCCTCCAGCACCAGCCTGCGATTGAGCCTCGGGGCGCTCATGCCGAACCTCCGCCCAGCACCCGCACCGTCCGCCACCGCTCGATCAGCGCCATCACGCCGAAAGGCATCGCCTGCGATGCGCCGCCTTCGTGGCGGAACTCGTGGTAATGCGCCGCCAGCAGGAACAGCGACTGCGCGAGGTCCGCCGGCACATCCGCCCAGGCCGGCCCGAAGCCCGCGGTGAACACCACCTCGACCGTGCCGCCCACCGGAATCCCCGGCAGCAGCGCCCCCGCCGCGACCAGCTTCGGCCGGTGGGCATCCCGCACCAGCCGGTAGCGGGCCGGATCGACGACCTCCGCCGTGCCGGCGCGGTCCCTCACCGTAACCGAGGCCACCGCGCTCACCGGCGCCATCGGCAGCGCCTGCGCATCCGGCCAGCGCCAGCCCGCCAGTTCCAGGCGGAAATCCCGCGCGATCAGCGCCTTGCCGATCCGCCCCTCGATCGCCGCCAGCGCCGCCCGCAGGTAGCTCTCGGCCAGCGCATCCTGCGCCCCGTCGTCGGCGAATCCGGTGCCGAGCCGCAGATGGTCCTTGAATTGCGCCACCGGCAAGGCCGCCTGCGGCACCGCCGTCACTTCGCTCAGCATCATGGTCGTCTCCGAAATCGCGCCCTCCCCCTCGGGGTTCGGGCGCGGGCCGGCGCCCCGCGTTGCTCGGACGGAGGGAGCAGCTAGACAACACGGGGAGGTATGGGCGGCCCGCGCCCGGGCGGCCGGGGCCCGAAGACCCCGGCCGATCCGCGGCCCTTACGAGACCGCGAATTTCAGCAGCTTGATCGCCGCGAAGTCGCTCACGTCGCCGCCGACGCGCTTGGAGGCGTAGAAGAGCACATGCGGCTTCGCCGAGAACGGATCGCGCAGCACCCGCATGTCCGGCCGCTCGGCGATCGTGTAGCCCGACCGGAAGTCGCCGAAGGCGATCGCATGGGCATTGGCGCCGATGTCCGGCATGTCCTCGGCCAGAAGCACCGGATAGCCCATCAGCCGCGCCGGCTCCCCGGCGGCAAGCCCGTCCGACCACAGGAAGCGGCCGTCGGCATCCTTCATCTTGCGCACCGCGCCCGCGGTCTTGGAGTTCATCACGAACGTCGCGTTGGCGCGGTATTCCGCATTCAGCGCATAGACCAGGTCGATGATCGCGTCCGAGGCGTTGGTGGCGGAGAAATCGCCCGCCGCGCCGGTCGGCACATAGCCGAGCGAACCCCAGGCCCAGACATCGTTGTCCACCGTCGCATGGGTCAGGAAGCCCTTCGGCTTGTCCACCCCGTCGCCCGCCACGAAGGCCTGCGCCTCGGCGCGGGCGAAGCGGTCGGCGATCCGCTCGGCCAGCCAGCCCTCGACGTCGAAGGCGCTGTCGTCCAGGAGCCGCTGGCTCGCCTTCGGCATCGCCGCCAGCTCATGGAGCGGGATCGAGATGCGGTCGATCTGCGGCGTCGTCGTCTCGGTCAGTGTGGCCGTCTCGGTCGCCCAGCCCGACCCCAGATCGCTGTGGTCCACCAGCACGTCGAACGAGGTCGCCTCCACGTTCACCACGCTGGCAATC